GGGTCAACCTCTCGAAGATCAGCGCGGACCCATTCAAGCCCACAGAGAATGTGAGTTTGTCTGCGTCCTTCTATATCGTGTTTGACCTGCCAAAAGCGGGCTTCACGAACACAGAGCTGTTGACGATGTTCACGGGCAGCAATGCCCTGTTCACCGCCACTTCGAACCTGATGATCACCAAGCTCTTGGGTGGGGAGGCGTAAGCCTCTTCCCTCGAGTCCAAGGTGGCCGAACCAAATTCGGGTCGACATGACGAAAATCATGGCGATCGGGAAATGTCCCGTTCCGCGGGTCGGCGACGCGATGACGCAATGCCTCGAACCAATATTACGAGAAAAGTACTCGTGATAACGGTCGTGGCTGTCAACGCGTGCTATCAGGTGGGCGAGGTGTTGCTTTTTGGAACACATACGTGTCCCAAGTAAGCAACGTGAAGGTTCGCATCAAGTGATCGTGATTTGGGGTGAAAAGACATCTCGGGGGTCAAACCCTAGGGTGTCTAAGCAGCTCCGAGTCATCATCTGCCCGGGCGAAAGTCCGGGCGAAGAAGAGCATCTTGCGTTTCAACTACTTTTGGTCGCAATCCAGCGACTGCAGTGGTTGACGCGTGAGCTGTAAATCCCAATAAGGACATTTGGTCCTTGGAAAGAAGTCCTAGCAAATGCAAGGATCTTTACCTGGGCCAAAGCGCCCAGCACCCGTCCTAAACATGGACGGTAGCCGGAAGCAGGTGTCCTTTGTCACGGTGGTTAACAACCTCCCTGACCCGACCAAGTGTCACAATTGCGGTGCCCCTCGGGGTCCGCATATGTGCATCTGATCGGCGGATCACTTCTCCTTGATCGATATGACGGCAAGCTAGGGATTAGTACACCTCTGATAAGGAGGGACTATGAAAAGCCTGACGTCACTCTGGTCTTGCACAGCACATGAAATGGCTGTGCGATGTTGTACTAGCGCCACTCGCGACATAAAAACTGTCGTGAGTCGAACTGAACACGAGGGGGTCTCGTTTTTGGCGATATCCCTGGCGGACTTTGGAAAAGCTGTCCAAAAATGGCTTGACCAAGGTCACGTCGTCCCTTCGGACGTTCCTTCGTTTAAAAAGGATCGTCTTACTGGTCTCCCTGTATTTCTACAAGGTTTCCTTGGACGTGTGTTCTGTTCTGTTAGTGGCACTCTATTGGACGATTATGACATTGAAGCAATCTATGCTATTCGTCAGCTAACGCTGATGTTTAGCAAGTTCGCTTTCTCTGAAGAGCATCCGCAAAACGGTAGCTCTGCACGGGTGGTAACACCCCGCCGAGAGAGACGAGCAATGTCTGACTTCGTTCAATGTGAGCAGGAAGTTAAGTTCTCCGATTCTATCTTGGATCCTTCTTATATGGAGGATTTCAAGCGAATGTCGGGTGTGCTTTTTGGCGAGTTGTTCTCCAAAGTGGACAGAGATGTCCATTGGGGTAGACTCGTCTTTAAGCATGGTCCAGGCGCAACCGCTGATCGACTAAGCAGTAATGCTAAGTGGAATCAGCGAACCTGGACTAACCGCCTCCAGCAGGTAATTCCTGCGGAAGAGGCTCTTTTCATAAACCCTCGGGTTAATGAGAAGATTAACTTCCTCGAACCCGGTTCGGAGGTGCCCGTTAGGGTCATCACCGTTCCTAAAACGCTCAAAACTCCCAGAATTATTGCCATTGAGCCTACTGCTATGCAATTTGCACAGCAGGGCTTGTTGCGCAGTATTCTTGACTCGTTTAAAGAGGATGGTTTCCTCTCGCGAGTTATCGGATTTGACGACCAAGAGCCTAATAGGCGATTGGCGTTACGAGGTTCTCTTTGCGGAGACCTCGCTACACTCGATTTGAGTGAAGCTTCCGATAGAGTTTCGAATCAGCATGTACGAGCGATGCTTTCTGACCATCCGGATTTGCTACGGATGGTTGATGCGTGTCGATCTCGGAAGGCTGATGTGCCTGGCCACGGAGTAATCCGTTTGGCCAAGTTCGCATCTATGGGTTCAGCTCTCTGCTTTCCGTTCGAAGCGATGGTATTTCTTACCATTATCTTCCTCGGAATAGAAAGGGAACTTAGAGTCCCGCTTTCTCGGAGACAGTTGATCAAACTGTTCTCAGAGCAGGTGCGTGTCTTTGGAGACGATCTTATCGTCCCCAGAGAATATGTACTGCCCGTTGTTGACGAACTACACACTTTTGGGTATGTAGTTAACGTCAGCAAGTCTTACTGGACCG